GCACTATCTGTATTAGTTTTAAACTCGCTCATTACCCAACCATTATCACCTTCGTAGTTTATGGTTTGGAAATTTTTAATCATAGAAGGCCCCCCGTTGAAAACAAAAGTAACTGCAGATTTGTTTTGCTCTCCGTAAAAAACTGCTCTAGCTGTAGTCCCCGCCGCTAATGTATAATGCTGGTATATTTTACCTTTTTCTGTAGTGAAATAATTATTGTTTAAGCTAATTATTTGATTAGGAAAATAGTCAAATCGACTAACCCACCCTTTTGAAGTTTCGTCAAATGCTAATGTTTCATAAGATGTTTCTGCAACAGGTCCTATGTTAACCACGGGCCCAGGTATTGATAACACATATTGTTTGTTGTGGGCATCCCACCCACCTATTATATTACCAGAGGCCGTAGAGAATTTATCTCTAAAAAAGTCATTCATACCAAAGTTAGATATAACGGATATGCCGTCCATTGATAACCTGCAAACAACATTTTGGTCTCTGTCCGTAAAATATTTTCTATAACCGTTAACCGCGAAAGATTCTGGATCTGTGCTTATACCGTATTCCCCTGCATACGCCACATTTTGACCCATAACTAAATTACGGCTGGTAACACTAGCGTTTCCTTCGGCAGAATATATAGCGTCTTTATCTATTAAAGTTTTACTTACTTTGCTTTCTTGAAATATAATTAGGTTAGTATCTTCGGCATATAGCTTCTGTATAGAACCATTAGCTGGATCTATTGTTCGGGTTATATCTTCTGCTATAGAAAATTGATTAGTTTGATTAACACCAGTTCTTGAATTAAAAATACCAGAATGTATTAATGAACTAAATCTATGTAACTGATTAGGCTCATCGTCAACTAAATACGCCTTAACTCCAAAATCAACTGTAGTGTTATTGTATCCCCCTCTAATTCTTGACTCTTCTATTATCCAGTCATTAGTAGCACTATCGGGATAGCTTTGAGGAATATTATCAAAGTTAATTATTTTACCAAAGGTCATCACTGGAATAATCCCGGTGTCTACCGTACCTGCTAATGCATCAGCAGCCTTAAACTTAAAATCCGTAAGCCTTTCCACTATATAGCTAGAATAGAACTGGCTATCCCCATTACCGTCAATGTAAGGCATAGTCACTTGTTGCCCTACGTTCATTTCTAATAAATCAGTTTGCCCAGGAAATGTAAATGTATCACCAATATGACTTCCGTAATTTCTGGTTGTACCAGGAGTCACGTCAGCTACTGATTTAATTCTTTTAAGCCAAAAAGTGTTAAAGTATTTTAATTCTATTAGTGCTGACATTAGTTTGTGGTTTTTCTAATTCTTAATGTGCCTTTTATTTTTCTGCCAGAATCACTAATGCCCTGGTCTATAGGATAATCCGGTAATACTCTAATGGAATCAACCCCTTCCACTTGCGCAGGGTTCATTTTTTTGTTACCTTGAAGGTCATATTTTGCAACCCACTGGAGATCTTGAAACTGCTCGTTAATTGGGGGGTTTGGGATTCCTCCTCCTGGATCGTTTACAGGCCTAGTCCATGTAGTCCAAGACGCTAAACCTATAGCGTTTCTGTCTAGCCTTAGATTTATGTAAGCGTTTGGTTTAAATGCTTCGTAATCAGAACTATTGTTAAAAAAAGTTTTTACATAATCACCATACGGACTTCTAGCCCACGCGTCAAAAAGATTTGGTGTAGCTAATTCTACGTAGCCGCTGCTATTATTACTACCTCCTGATCTAAAATACTTAAATAAATTGCCGGCACCGTTTTCTGTAACTGCGTTTTTACCCAACCATGGTACACAAGACGGGTAATTTAAATCGTCTGCTTGTATCCATGTTCTTACCATGCCATCCGGTCCATATCTGCCTTGTATTTGCTCTTGACTACTAACAAATATCGCATACTCTATTCCTAAATTAGCGGGAGCACCCGAAGATGCGCTTCCCTGCGGGAAATCTTGGTAATCAAAAGATCTCACCGTTTGTATAAAAACAGGGTTTTGACCCTGGTCTATAACAACAGCGGGATCATTAAGGGTGTAAAAGTTATTAGGGAACGGATCATTTTCTCTGTATGAGCTGATTATTGCAGGCAAATCATTAAACGGACTTTGTATTTCTGTTCTAACCCTATTTTCACCGTTTATAGGTACAGTATAGTTGCCATCATTTTCATTACCAACACTATTTTGCTCTGCTAAAAATTTAGGAAAGTTCCATTCTCTTCTAGGCAGTTGTCTCCAGCCACCTCCGCCAAAATTATTCTCGTATCTCCAATAAAAATCAACGATTGGTATTCTAAACGTATTTGATTGTCCAAGCTGCGATGTATTACGAGGAGAAAATGTATTTATAGAAAAACAGATAGTACCGCTTTTATGAGACTTGGTGCCTATTCTGTTCGCGCCTGTAAAAGACCATTCGTTATCATCATCAGGAATGTTAGCTGTTATACCTTGATCCACAAAAGCTGCAATTAATGCATCTCTGGAGTTCTCATTGTTTTGACCAGGCCATGGCAAAGGAAGTTCACTCTCAGTTAAGTAATAAAAACAATCAGTGATTTGGTAATTTTCCCACCCGCCAAAAATATTTGAATTTGAATTCGGGTCTGTAACAAGGCCAGTGTCAGATATATTTGTATAACCTCCTTGCGGGATAGCTTCAGGTGTAATAACGCATTCTATACTAAGAGCTTCGGTATTTACATGGGCAGGCTCTATACGTACATAAAGATTTTGCTTTGCAACCAATGAACTATAGCCGGTAGCTGCTTCCAATACAGGAGGTGTGCTCGCTGCATCTTCTAGCGATAATTCTAATCTATATATTCCTTCTGGAGTAATGTAGTTTTCTGTGTCTTGAATCAGCTCGCCCGTATTAGGGTCCATTGACCAAGCGGGTTCTCCTGTATTTGTGTTTATAGGCAAAGGTGAGCCAGAGCTTAAGGCTCTAAACGAGTATCTTAGCTCTGATGTTTCACTGCCAAATAATGTAGTACCGTTTCTAGGAACAGCAGCTTGCCAAGTTGCCGTGCTCAGAATTACTCTTTCAGTAGGATTTGTTACTACAGCGCTAATAGTGTTGAAAGATGGTTGTAGATTTTCAAAAGCGCCAAATCCCCCTGCTTGTCCAATAAGTTGAACAGTAGATTGAATTCCGTCCGCAGTAACGCAATTAATAGTGAAAGTATAAATATCTCTTATCGCGCTATTTGCTTCAAAAACTTTACCAAAACCTCTATAAAATATTTTAAATTCTCCTTCTTGAGGAGTGCCATCCAAACCTCTTTCTAAACTAAAATCATCGGTAACAATATTGGTGCCGGTTCCAGTTGCAAAGCCCCTGTCTGTTACTGAAATCAAACTAGCTGATTCAATTGGGGTTGTAAAAGGTTGACCTTGATTGTCTATAGGACTAAACCAAGCTGTAGTAACTGCTGTATTAGTAGGAGTGTCTTCTCTAAATTCCCATACTAAATTTTGAAAACCTGCTACACCCCCGTTAGTCGAGGCTACATCTGCGTTGAGGTCTACTATCAGTCCTTCTGACGATGTTTCCCAATATATATCCAGTAATGATTCCGTAGGTTCAGTTTCGTAAACGGCTAAGTACGGCAGCATGTTAAACGGAGTGCCTGTACTACTTGCATTGTTATTGGTCCATCCGATTGATTTATCTGTAGTAGATATACGGGCTATTAATGGGTTAGTTTCTATTTGATAAAATACCAAATTTCCATTATGCGCTTCTCCCCCGCCACCGGTGTTGTCTGATAGCAAGGAATAACTCATTTCTAATTCTCTTGCAGTAGCTATTGCAGTTGCCGTGTGTTTTACCGCATTCTTTCCGGAATAATCTAACCTTGGATAATACTGCGTGTTATAAGGCGTTCCTGGTACACTTCCAACGCCTTCCATAATATTTGTTACAACTCCGTAAAGCGTAACTGAGCTTCTAAACTGTTTTTGATCAGGGCCAACTTCAGCTAAATCTCTAGGTATCTTATTTATATTGTCGTTAAATAAAACGGTATGTGCCGTTAAATTTTCTTCTCCTGTAGGAAAAGGCCCTTGTTCTGGACTAGTAGATCCATTGGTTTGCCCTGGATAACCGTTTAATATACCTGGTAAATAGACATTATAGTAATCTTGCTCTGTCTGCTTTACCACAATTTTGTAGCTGTACCATCCCAAATCGTTTATTGTATATGCAAATTTTAAGTCAGGCGCGCCGCTGGGTAAGTCTACATTTCTTAAATAAACATCACTAACCCTACCTTCCGTGGTAACAACATATTCACTCAAAGAGCCTGTAGGTCCTGTTCTATTAGTTACTTTAACAAAGTCAGTATAAGCACCTCTCATGGAGTCACCCACTTTAGGAATATTTATATTGTTCGGGTACCCCGTAGTCGGGTCGTCATTCAAAGTAAATGTAAACGTACTATTAGTTATAGGGGGTGTACCCGCTGCCGCAAGTCCTTGGGGATTTATAGCGAATCCCTCCCCGGTAGATTCATCTTGTTGTTTTATCGCGTAAAGGCCTGGGGTTCCCTCTTTCAAATCAATTTCAGATTGTATAGGTTGATTAACTAAAACCTGTATTGCATCTCCAAACCATGTTGCGGGATTAGTGTCCGTGCTTACAATGTCATAAGGGGAGTATATTGTTGATCCTGAGTAAAATACCCCGTTTTCTGTAACGCCGGTGTCATTGGATGAAAGTATTACAGGTGATTGCCTACCAAATTTGTCTGCCAAAACAAAACCTACTTGATAGTTTCTATTTTTTTTAACAGAGTGATTAGGATATTCTATCCAGTTATTAGATATACCCGTAGATATTTTTGGTTCTATTTTACAATTATAATCAATAGACGCAGGAGGTGTATGCTTGTCTCTAAAATTACCGTATATAATTCTATTGCCAGCGCTTTCTTGGGCCAAAGCTCTTACAGGAACCTTGTCATAAACCCTTACTGTTTGGGCTTCTGGCAGTGTTCTATACGGCTTTTTTGATTGATACTCGTACGTATAATAATTGTATTCAGCGCTTGATGCAGATATTTGACCAACCGGTATAGTTGTTAAGACTTTAGCGGCAATAGAATCGCTCTCTCTAAAAAGAACTTCTAGCTCCGTAATTTTATATTCTGAAAGTAATCTATTAGCAGAAGAAGGTAACGGTATAACCAAGCCTATATTTTGGACTTGATTTTCCATAAAATCCACAATAGTAGACTGGTAAGCAGCATCTTCATCTCCGTATAGAAAATAACCGTTTTGTTTTGGTATGTATGCTATTTGAGTGAAAGGGGCCATTAATGAGTACTCGTTATCATCAAATTTAAACCTATAGCTAAACCTAGCAAATTTGTCCTCCAAAAAGTCCGGATCACCTGGCCAAGTGGTGTCGTCGTTTTTGTTGCTCATAGTGGAAGTAACTAAAGAAACAATATCATTACCCAAGGGTATTGCACTCATTGCAGGAGAAACTGTTATTATTGTTACGTCGGGTGCCACAAAAGAGTTTGATATGCTAACAACTTTTATATAATCAGTACCCTGAATTAAAGGAGTAGTGTCGTTGCATATTACTGTTGCCCCTATATAGCTAGACAGCTCAGCGGCTCTGTGCCCTGTTATCTCGAAAGTGGTGCTGTTTGCACCTCCTCTTATCTGCAAATCTGCTCTATTGTATAAATCTATTGCTTGATATGGATTATATTTAGCAACAGATATTTGATGTTCTTTAGTATAATAATCGCCAGCAGAAGTAGCTAGACCTCCTGGATCAAAAGCAACAGCAAGCGAAGTGTTAATTTTTCTAGGTTGATTTCTATTATCTGTCCAAAATAACAAATTTTCAATAATATTTATACCTATTATTCTGTTTGTTGTTGAAAAGTTTAAAAACTCACCTTGCACTAATTTTTTATAAATTTTAGAAACAGTATTATATACGTATATGTAATGCTTTGATAATACAGGTGCATTAGTAGGATTTGTAGGATCTGGGTCTGTGTAATCTGTTAAAAACACAAACAGGCTGTCCGTAGAGTTTTCAGCTTCAATACCTATAATAGTTAATCCGTTGCCAATGTCCGTTCCGGTAATTAAATCGTTGCCAATTATGTTTTCAAGGGCACCTACATCACTATCCTCGGATCTACCAACTGATATATTCAGAGCATCCCTATATTCGCCGTTAGGCAATATTCTATCATCAAGATCTTTATTCATCTTGGATTTTAGAAATGTGTTTTTAATTTCTTGTGCCATTTAATTATGATTTAATCCATTTAGATTTGCCTCTCATTACCTGAACTATCTCTGATAGTTTAATGTTAGACAATCTTATTTTAGCATTTCTTAGCTTAGCCGCTCTGTCGCGTTTTAAACGCTGTATAACGTACTCTGGTTGATTTATTCTGCTCGCTAATATAGAATATAGTATGTGCGCATATAATGCATCCTCGGCCATCTTAGGTATCCTAGCATCCAAGTCATAAGCTAATCCATCAGATATATACTCAAGAACTATTAAGCTGCCTTTCAAATTTGAAGAAAAAGCTATTGTACCTTCTCTTTCATTCATATTAAACCAACCATTTCTTTGAGCATATTGTGGCTCGTTGCCATATCTTTGCCCATAAAATGGATTGCCGGTTAAATAACTACCATAGGCATAATAATCTTCTGCCGTTATATTGCCATTTAAAAGCCTATCATTAGCATTAGCCCATCTTTCATTTGTTATGGAATCAGCTTCAAGATTATCTCCTATATTATCTTGTGTTGGTTGTCCTCCTTCGTCTTGCAAAGGCACTTCATAAGGGCTAGTTGTTAAATTGTTTGCTGGATATATAGGGTGCTTAACTCCCGCTGCATCTATGTAACATATATTGGTATAGTTAACATAATCTTGCGGTACAGCCACGCTTAGACTAGGTGGTATGTTTAATTCTTGGGATTTAACGCTTTTTAATGTGTCGTAACTAAATTCCTGTAGGCCTCTTTTAGCATGAAATATAACGTCGGTTCTTTTAACGTCACCAATTAATTTATGCTCGCCTACATAAGTAGCAATAAACCCATTAATAACATCGTTTAATGAAGTGTATGAGTAACTTCCGTAGTTTTCTTGTACTGCATCACCGTAAGCATTTTCAACCCCAAAGTTTCCGCCATTTAGCGCTTTAAGTTGAACAACTATATAAACACCTGTTGCTGGAGCTACCGCGAAAGTTATAATATTATCAATAACCTCATACTTTAATATATATTCGGTATATGTCCCTGGCACCCCAGAGGGGCTAGTGTATAATTTAAAATTATTTAGTCCATAATCAGCATCTGCAGGATCATAAGATCCAAAAACTAAATTTGTATTAAATGTAGCCGTAAAAGTTGCAGACCCAGTCGAAATAAATTTCTGTGCTCCAGCGTAGTATTGTTCGTTAGTTTCGGTTATTAAACCACTATTAGGTATAGGCATATCTTACATTATTGAGCGTTGATTTTCTTGTTGCACTTGTTGCGCTGCTATCTGTACTACAGAAGGGTCTCTTATTACAACCCCTGAATAAAGTAATATTTTTAATATAATATTAGCTTGCTCTGTTTTTGATAGTTCAAAGTCTACAGAGTTAGTAGGATTGTATTGATAGTAATTTTGACCCGAAGGTATTGTAAAGTTCCAAGTTACATCTACTGGTTTTCTTAAATAGCTTACACTTACATCCGATGTAATAGCTTTGGGATATAAGTATAATTTACTGTCCTCATATAAATATATAGGATATGATTCAGTTGGTGCTGATAAAGGTGTGTTGTTTAAGTATAGGAGCTCGTTTCGCTGCGATAACTGCGCCTCGTTGGCATCTTTATATATAACTGTACCTAGCCTGTAAAAGTCTTCAGGAGTTGCCGTAACAACTATGGCGTCATTTAAAGCCGGAATGGAGTTAAATATAATATTAGCGCCACTTATGGTGAACGCTGTGGTAGATGCACCATTTATTGTAACTGAAATTACACTTGTTTGTAATTGCGAAGAAGATATTGATGTGAAGGGAAACGATATAGAAGTTCCGTTTCCTAAAAGTGTTTGTGTAGCTACACCCGCACCTGAAGTTGTAGGTAAAGTAAAGTGCCCACCAGCTGGCACGTAAGTTGCGTTTCCGTATGTCTTAAATACAGATATGTTATGGTCCACATTTTTAATGCGATCACCATATTCTGTATCATTGTCTGGTCTACGTAATTGTTGATTAAGCGTATCAAAGTAACTCTCAAATATTTCCAACTGTACTTGCGTAGCAACTTTGTTGAACTCGTCTGGAGTTAGATTACCTCTCTGCTCTTTATTCAGAATAAGTAATACGGTTTTATAAACTATATCTACATTTACTGCCATTTTATTTCTTTTTATTATAAATATTAACCGGCCCCAGTGATGAAGCCGGCTAAAATTAATTGACCATCTATAATATAATCACCTAGTTTTTTAAGAAACTACTGATTAATTCTTTTTTCTATAGATCTGAACACTTCTCCACCTTCGTCGGTTTTAAAGTAAGCCGCCATTGCTGAATATGGATTTTCATCAAATGGTACATTCATTAGCTTTCTTCCGTTAGAAGTCCAAGAGAATGTTCTTTGATCTTGCGATAATGTAATAATACCTGCCTCTGTCGCTTTAATAGCTGTGTTTCTAAGGCCTACATTTTCATCTTGCGCTAGCTCTAAGAATAAATACGGATTGTTTCTAGCAAACAATCGCAAGTCTCTTTTTATTTCTTTAGAAGACAATTTATTTACAGCCGTACCCATTTCAACACGTAGTATTGCTTCAGCATCATCTATATCCATTTCTCTTGCGAATACAGCAGCGTCTGTTTGCATATCTAGTAGCTCTAGGTCATCGTATGCTTCTTCTACCGCATCAAATTCTTCATACTTATTACCCTTCATTGGATGGTATAATGAAAGTAACTTCTGAAGATTTTGTCTTTCTTTAGGAACCTGCAGACTTCCGTCTTTAAATATTATATGCCCTAAAGTAGCCTCCCCGTCTTGCTCTTTTCTAAACGGAGAAGAGTGGTTGGTAGCGTACCTAATTTCTTTTTGTTCTTTTTTTATAGGATCAAAATACAACAGAGGATGCTTTCGCGTATGTTTTCCTGGTATTGTATAAGTTATAGGAGAATATCTACCTACTAAATAATACATTCTGTCTTTAATTTCCCATTCTGGTTTAGTTGGTTCGCTTTTTGTTGGAACAACTTTTTCTTGAGGCTTTGTTTCCTCTACAGAAGTTACTGTTTCTTGAATAACTTCTTCTTCTTTAACAACTTTTTTAGCTGTTTGTTTTTTATTTGCCATGATATAATATAATTAAATAGTTAAAAAGTAAAGTAAGAGTGCCCGAAGGCACCCTTATCTCTACATTAATTTGAGCAATTATGCTCCTTTGAATAATACAAAGTTGTTAGCAGCTTGCGTTACTAAACATCTTTCAGATAGGAAGTTTACTTCCATTGCATCAAGAGTTGAGTTGCTCGCTCCACCAACAGATCCTGTTAACCAAGATTTCATTCTACGGTCGTCAGTCTGAGAAGCTCTGTATCGTACGTGCAAGAATGGACGTCTGATGTTAGTTCCTAATACTTGATCGTAAACAGTTGATGTTCCAGCTGGTACTAAAACTCCTTCAATAGGATTCTTATCACCTGCAGCTGTAACAATAGCTCCACGAGTAGACGCATCGTTTAGATACTTCCAGTCAGTCTTATAGAAATCGTAAGATCCTCTACGGAATCCTGAGAATCCTAAGTTAAGAGCCATGTCTTCAGAGTTTTCAAATAAACCGTAAGCAACACCACCAGTTTGTCCACTAGAGATTGCCGCTAGCATATCATCAAAGTCAAGAGAAGTCTGACGTTGTAAGAACAACATGTTTTCTTCAATAGCTCCTTGAGTATCTAGGTTTTTAAGAATTGCATCAAAATCAGCTAAACCTGCCGCTGCGGTAAATCCAACATTTACGTTACCTCTTTCTTGGATAGCTGCAAATAGCCCTTGAGTTCCTGGCTGTGTAAGCTCAGTAGCCGCAATAGCATTTTTCTCGCCTTCTACCATCGCCATTTCTAGGTAATCGCTGAAACGCAAACGAGTTTCAGATTCTGCTTTTAAATACCATAGGTATCCGTCAGTTCCATCTTCTGTTGCTACATTCACCCATCCAATTTGCGCAGTATCTGATCCAGACACAACATATTGGTTTCGGATAATAACAGGAGAGTTTGAGTACTGCTGCATTACAGGCTCTACACTTACTCTAGTTGGGTTAGACCCTTTAGCGTAGTCAGATCCGTAAACAAATATTTTTACGTCTCCACCGCCACCAGCAGTCATTCCAATCGCTGCATTTTCAAGACCAACGCCTTGGAAAGCTGTAACTTTAATTTCACCTGCTGCTAGAGCTGAGCCTGGCATAGCTCCTGAGTCAGTAACTATAGCTTTAGCTTCTTTTCCTGTAGCTGGCTCTATAATTACAATAGTGTCATTCGTAGAAATAACGTTAGTTACCCCTGCTGTAGCTGGTATAAGCATTGTGTTTGTACCTGCTGCAAAAGCTGCGAATGTAACTCCCTCGTAAGAGATATGTAAACGATTTTGCTCAGACCAAATTACTTGATCAGATGTCATTGGCATTTCAGCGCCAACCATGTTTAAAAATCCAGATAACGTTCTGTTTCCATAACGCTCTACTTCAGCTTCGTAGATTTCTGGTAAATACTGCTGTGCGAAGTCTGCAAAGTTTCCTGGGATACCTGCTGCTCCTCCGTTGTTATTCCACTGTAAATAGTTACTTTGTAACAATTGTGGTACTTGCGTTGGGATTAAACTCCCAAATTTTGGTGTTAATGTACTTGCCATTTTTAATAATTTTTAAATTTTTTAATTTTTAGTTTTGATGAGTCCGCCCCAGAAACTGATTTAACGGTATATGCACCAAACTTGGCCGCTCCTGTAGGAGCTGCTTTTCTAGCAGAACTTGATGTATTATTAGATTTGTTTACAACATCTCTAATAGCATCGGCTTTGCCTTGTTCGTAAAAGTGGTTTGCTATTTTATCAGCATTCGCACCCGCATATAACGCTTTATGATAACCCGCGGTATCTTCGATCGTACCATCTTTCCCAAGGAACCTTCCTATGAAGTTGTTAAGATCCGATTGTTTTTCTGCTACCTGCGAAGGGTTTTGTATGCCATATCTAAACTTTTTATCACCTAAACTAAAATCGAAACCTTCGAATTGTTCATTAAGTAATTGATTAGTATTGGCTTTAAACTTTTCATGGTTATCAGCGTTTCTTTTCTGGTCCTCTTTATATCGATTAAAAAAGTTCGAAGCTTCTTGTTGGTTTTCAGATAATTTAGGCGAGTTCAACTTGATCTCATCATAATACTTATCTTTAGTGTCCTTTAAAAACTTACGAGCTTTTGCAACCTCTTCTTTATATGCGAGTTTTTTTCTTCGGATGTCTCGCTCCTCATCTATTTCTTCGTCAAACGCAAAATTGTCATCGAGCATAAAGTCAATTTCTTCTGCGCTTAAATGAGATTTAGTATTTTTATAATATTCTTTAACTAAAACATCACGGTCTACATCATCGTAGTTAGTGTTTAGTCTAATATAGTCTTGCATGGTACCTCCCGTTTCTTCCATAAATGATACCAACTTAGTAATATTTTCTGGCAATACGGGTGGTTGTATTATTGGCTCGGGCTTTATTTCTTCTTTTTCTTTTTTAATTTCTTCGGTAATTTCTTTGATGACCGGTTCTGATACTTCTTCGACCATTTTTTTGCTATCTTCGGAAGGTTCATGTACATCCACTTCCTTTGTGCTTGGCTCTTGAACGGCATCTTGTGGTTCTTTAGGTATTATTACTTTAGTTACATTATTAGGTATGCCGACTAAGGGTTCTTTATTTTTAGCACCTAATTCTTGATCTGTTAATTTCTTTTTAGACTTTATTTTAAAAGTCCCTTCTGTTTTTTCACTCATGATATGATATTATATAATTATTGGATACTTATTTACTGTGGAAAAATATTGTCTAAACTCATTCCGCTCAAAGGGCCTTGGCCCGCATTTTCAAAATCCTTAGGCATTCCCTTGGATTGTCTTTGCTCTATTAATTGACTTTGCTGAGTTCCCTCTTTTTCAATTCTTTTGGCTTTAGCGGCATCGGAGTTATCCTCTTTAGCCTTTAATTGTTGAGCTTTCATTTGCTCTATTTGCAAATTATACTGAAACTCTGTGGCTAATAATTCTTTTTTAATTTGTGCTTCAGCTTGCATTCTTTGCATTTCAAAGTTTGATTTAGCTTGCTCTATTGCAACCTTTTCGGCTGTTAAAGCCTGTTGTTTTTGTACTTCAGCCATTGCCGCTTTTTCAGACGCTTGTGCATTTGCCTGAGCTTGTGCTTGTATATTCTGCTGAACTAAAGCCTGCTCTCTTTCTTTTTTCTTCTTTCTCTTAAGCTTAAGCATTTCGTTTGCCAGCTTAATATTTTTAATTTGCTTTATATCTATTGAGTCCTCAATGTCAATTTCTTTAGTCTGTAAAGCAATCTGAATATTTTTTTGAAGTTCCGCTTTTTCTTCGTCATCCGGCTCTATTTCTAAAAATATGCCGAAGTCATGTAAATTAAGATTTTCAATTTCTCTTAAGGTTTCTACATTAAATGTAGACACGCTATTCATTAAAGAATTTTTTGTAAGAGGGAAATTTAAAGCATCAGCTATTTTTAAAGATATATTTTCGCAGGTGCTTAATGTTAATTGTATACTAGCGTCTTGTATATGTTTGGTGGCTGTATTGGAAGCGTTTGCCGCCATTTTTTGTAATCCAACTAAAGCGTCAGGATTAGGCATTGCCCCGTCTCTAGCTTCGTTTAAACCAGTTACATCTCTAATCATTTGCATATTATAATTATATGCTGTAATTAAAGACTGCATTTTCCCAATACCAGAAGAGCTAGATAATTCTTGTATAGGAACTTTACCTCTATTCATATCGCCTTCCTGAGTCAAAGACCTACCTACAACAGACCCTGTTTGAAAGTACATATTAAGTGCTTCCTGGGGATTGTAATTTGTTCCATTACCTAAATCAACTTCAGCTAAACCATCCACATCCAAGAATACTCCGTCAGGAACCATTCTTGATAATACTTGTTGCATTTTAAGATGTGTTAATTGAATGACATCTGCAAATCCAATACACTTGCTTATAAGTGATTGTATAACTCCTTTGTACATTCGAGGGGCGCACATTGAATAGCTCATCTCAACTCTAGTTGTATCAGCTAATGGTCTTGTCATATTTTCTGACATGTTCCATTTAAGCATTATGTCCGTGCCTATAACTTTAGCTCCCTCATACAATACCTCTATTGATCTAGCGACTCTATCAAAATTATCGTTAGGAGGCGGATTGAACGCATCTGTTTTTTCAATAGCTTTTTCTAGCCCATTATCTGTCTTTTTTATTTTAAATACTTGATCAGTATATGTCTTGTATTCAAAGTAAAGTACTTGCACAGTGTTATTATCGTAATTTTCAAATCCCCGTATCATACTGCGATTTCCTGGAAATTTTTGTATACGTTCTAATTCTTCATTAGATATATACGGAAATTCTTTTTTAAGTTCAGGTATTGTTATAGATTTAACTTCTCCTACATAATATATATCATCAAAATTAGGATCCTCGGTGTAAGACCATACGCAATAAGCGGGGTCTACATAATCTACAACTATTCCTTCTGCTGGATTAAATGAAGTTTTGGTTATACCTATACCAATATTGACTAGATCTTGATCCACGCGGGATTTTACTAAGTGATATTCATTGGTAGAAAGTACGGTGCTTATAGCCTCTTCCTCCGCTATTTCTATTGCGGGCTTGTAAGCTAATTGCATGTGAAGATCTCTTTCTTCTATCGATTCAGGCAAATTTGAATCTGGTATTCCTGATTTGCTTAAATCACTCGGTATAACTTGGTTAGCTATAGCTCTAGCTTTTTTTGTTCGCATATCAAAAGCTATATTTTCAGCGTAGTCAGTTCTTCTTTTTAGTGACTGAGGATCTTGAGCGTAAGAAGTTATATCGTATTGCTTTTGTGTAATTCCGTTAGCAACAATGTTTGAGAATTTTGAAAGTATAGGGACTGGTTTCCAATCTAAATTAAGATAAGACAAATCACCATTAATAGCTAATTCGTCTTTGTACTTTTGTACACTTTGTTCTCCCCTAGCATAAAGCCTTAGGCTATGAAAGTTATTCCAGTTAGCAGCGTATCTGTTTGACCCGGCACCGCCATAGTTAAACCACTCCTGCTCAATAGCTCTTGACACTTGTAATCCGTACTCTAACGTCGCTTTTTCAGCATCGCTAACTACCTGATCAGGAAATGGGCTATTAGTATTTGTACTTACATTCATTTATTATATTATTTTTGAAGTAGTTCCCTCGTTATTGTATTTTTTAAATCCTAAGGTATATACCTTTTTTTGTGTTGCTGTCCTAGGGGTGTACCTATGCTTATTGCAAGCCATTAAGGCTAAGCCTGAACTTATTGATGCATCATGCTTCGTTCTATTGTTTATATCAAACTTTGCCCAATCCTGCAACGTTCTTTGTAAATAAACATCTCCATAACCATCCACTTTTTCTCCAACAAAATCCTCTATGTATGTTTCGATAGCAGATGCATGTGCTTGTTTTATATCTTCACTTGAATTAGGTATTCCACCTACTTCTCTTTCTGACACAGATAATTTATTATATGTTTTATCTGGTCTATTAATGCTGAAGCCTCTGTAACCTCTTCTTTTTATATAGTAAAGTAATCGTGGTTTATTATTTTCTGCAAGTATTGGCATACCGTAGAATACCATAGCCATTAAGACATCTTCAAAAAACATTTCAGCTGTAGAAGGTCTTGCAATATATTCTAAAAAGAAATGATTTGGGGGTACGTCCTCCATTGAGAACTTAGTTAATCCATGTAAAGCTCCGTTAGAGCCGCCGCCGCCAACGACACCACTAATATCGTAACTGTCGCAACCAAAGGCACCCATGTGCTCATTTCCTGGATATTTAATGCCATTCTTTATTATTATATTATTTTGTTGCTCTTGGTTGGGCACCCACGTAATATAAAATCTACCGTCTTTGTTAGGATAAAATATTACCTCAGTATCTTTAATACCGTTTTTCCATTGAAAGTTCCCTTGCGTAACCATCGTATTGTTTCTTAACTCTTCGTTATAATCTATCTGTTGATATATCTTTGTTAAGTTAAATATGGATTGCTTTGATTCGTCTCGGAATGCATGCTGCTCTGTTCTTGGAAATTGACGATAATATTCGTTTAATGCATCTGGATCATCTTTTAATCCCTCAACCTCGTTTTCCCAATGATTAATAACACCCTCTTCGATAGAAGTTCCGTGAGGACCCTCTGTTTCTTTTTTTGGTGTTTCAAACACCGGCCAACCATATTGATCAATGAAACCTTCGTAGTTCCATTCCATTGGTATAAACAGTTTATATAAGCCGCTTTTAGTTTGACCATTTTTGTTCCTATTTGTTACGTCAGAACTATCGTATAATTTTTTAAAGTTTTTACCCCCTTTATCTAAAGAGTTAGATGTAGACCCCATCATGCACTTACCAATAACCCTACTACCTAACCTTAAACAAGTTTTAGTTACTCGCCAGTTATTAAGTATGTTTGTAGGCCTTTCCCATTTACCACTTTCGTCGTGGACTAATAGTTTTAGTTTTTCACCATCGTATGAGTTGTCACCTGTGTTTTTCCAGTCGACCGTGGTGTCAAGACCGGTAATTTCTTCTGGTACCGCGTTGGAGTCAAGTTTCCTTCTTGTGAATTTTGAAGCGGGAACCCTGTATGCGAGTTCTGTTTTTGGACGGTCCATCCCATCCTGGATTGGTTTAAAGAAGAATGGATAGTTAACCGATATTGGTACAACTTTGTCTGTAAACATCTTCTTTGCATCGGGTCCAGATTTGGACAATATACCAAATCGAGCATCCGAAGATATTGTTGCTTGGTTAACGGTCTCTCCGGAAGCCATGAAAGAAAATCCTGATCGCCTGTTTTTAAGGTAGCACATGCCGTAGCATCTGCTGTCTGCTTTGCAAGCTTCCCAAAATAAGTAGAATAATCTGTTTGATTCCCTAAAGTCAGGTTGCCCAACGTCAATTTTGGACCACTGCAGGTACATGTAGTGAGTACCAGTAATGTAAGTAGGCTTGCTTTTGTTATAAAACCAAAAACCCTCTTCGCGCCTGTTAAACTCCTCGTCAATATATCCATGCCATTTTTCTTTGAAAGCATTTGGGTATTTAGCCCAATCAGCTTCGCTTTTTATTTTACTTAATTCTTTTGGATAGGCTTTGGCCTTCCATTTATTTATACCTTTGTCAGGTTTGTTTTGTAATAGAGGCAATGCAATATGCACTCCACTTATTAAGTATATATCCCCTATTTTACCGGTTTTGCTTATAACAACAACATCGTGCTCTTTATCATAACCGTATTCCCATTTAGCGTAACGATTTTTTTTCTTAATCGCCTGGGGTCTAATATAGTCTTTGACTATACTATATAGTTCTTGTTTATAAGCCATTACCTAGATCTCCCTTCTGCAAAGCCTTTAAACGCAGGTTTATCCGAAGTTTTAGTTGCTTCGTTAATCATACTTTCTTCTTCCTGTATTCTATTTAATATTTCAAAAGCATCTAATATACAAAGCTTTTTAGTAGCGGCAGCATTTTTAAGTCTGTCAGCTGATATATCTTCCTCTGAGTCAACGATCTTTTCCTCTGCTACCTTTACTAGTTCTTTAATTGCTTTGCGCCCAGCGGCTATTATACTCCTCTTCGTTTCTATCGAGTTCATACTTTATAACAATATCATTTGATTTCATACAATACATAATCTGGTCGTCTATAACGAACTCCCATTCGCTACCTGGTGTAAACCCTATTATATCTCCTGGATTAATTCCAGAGCTCTCTAAGGAGCTATTACCTATTTTTAGTATACCAATAAGATCAGCAGTTTTTTGGTTGCTTAAAATGTCTTTATTTTTAACGGGAGAAACAAAGCATCTATCTCCAAATGATTTCCAAGTTTTACTTTTCTTGTATAAGTATATTTGGTCAATACTGCAAAAAAACAAACCATTTTTTAAAAACGATCTGCTGTTCTTTTTAATTCCTTTCATGTCGTAAAACACCCTAAACACATTGTGGTGAATTACAATTAAATCACCTTTTTTTATAGAGGTTGCAAACGCGGCTGGTGTTTCAACTACTTCCGCAACATTGTTGACGTGTTTAAAACTTTCTATGGAGCTATTTGTTACCAAGGTATGCTCACCAACCTTTACTTCATTATCATATCTTTTACCGACTGGCTTTACGATAAAATCATATATACTCCGCATTAATACTCTAAGTCATACTCAACGGATATTGCCATGTTAGAATTAAACTTCTTCCATGGCATTATCTCGTCTTGTTTTTTTATAAATATATTATAAGAATTATCAGACTCTTCAAATATTATATGAGAAATCTCGTGACCGCCGTAAACTGTCTGTTTAACAGAGTAATGCATTGCTTCGTTTTTATAGTCAGCCCCGATACTAATTTTTCTTATAACACTTTCCATAACTTACTCTTTTATTTCTTCGTAAGTTCCGTCAGTAAGGTTAATATTAATAGCACCGTAAGTGGCTTCAATATCTTTTTTAACCTGGTCCATATCTTTTTCAAGCATATTGACTTGGTAGATAGCTTTAGCCTTCTGCACTTCTAATACACCAATGTTAGCTAAATAAGATTGCAGCTCTGTTTGCAGGTCTGTTACTTTTTTTAACTCATCTTTAGTGATCGCCTTTGGAGTTACCTCCATCTTTTTTACTTTACTCATTTTGATTTAATTTAATTGTTAATATATATTATTTTTTCCCTTTAACCGGTTTGGCTTCTGAATCTCCTCCTCCTTTAATCGGCGCTATAATAGGGCCAGCAAAAACAGGAGCCTCTTTAACAGGAGCCTCTTTAACAGGAGCCTCTTTAACGGGAGCCACTACAACAGGAGCCACTACTTCTTTTATTTTAGCTCTTTTAAATGTTTGTACTTTTCGCTCTTGTTTTTCTTTTTCAAATAAGGGTTCACAAGGTTGTTGTCCTTCTCCTCCGCAGAGCCCTAAGCCTTGTATCCTGTTTTGAGCAGGATTACCTTTAATTCCTGGTGTCAGTTTAAATGCCATAATTATTTTTTTTTAATTGTTAAAATTTAAAGATTTTTTTCTTGCCATCAGTTACGTCTGTAGTAAGTGCAGAATTTTTAAAAAGGTTGTTTGTATTAATATTTGAATTTGAACTATTATTTGAATTTAGGTCAAATTTACCGCTAGTTATGCCTTTTTGCAAATCTTGCGCTACATTCCTAAAAGTGTCCGCATTATTTTGCCTTTCAGTACCTTGTTTGCTTTTGTTTATATAACGCTGTATCATGCTTGCATTTTCATATGATATTGGATCTGACTTTTCCCAAACTTTAGTCTTCTGGTTTTTTATCTGAGGTGCGTGTGATCGCATGTATGGATCGCTTTGGGTAGTGGTTACAGCTTTATTAATCGCAGATAACATAGTGCTTTCCGAACCACTAATTTGAGCATTCGCTAAATTTCTAGAAATTTGGAAAGAAGTTTTGGCCGCTTTTTCCGCCTCTTTCATTATTTCTGGGTGTTGTTTATAACTTCCTCTCGCTCTTTTGTCTCCTTCTGTTTTTTCTTTTTCCGCAATCGTTCTAGCATCATAGTTATCGCCAAACACTACCTCTTGTCGCATTATCTGTGAGGGATTTCTTTTTATTGGGTCTTTTATCTGGGGATTTGTATTAAACCTAGAGCTTAAATACGGGTAGCTACGATCATTTTTAGATTTATAAAAACTTCCTGCAATATTATTATATTTGTCTATAAGACCTTCATTTTTCGGCTGAACTTCATCTTTATAAGTTTCTGTTCCTCT